TGGGAATGTAATTATGGGAAAAGAAATACAGATGAATCAAAATCAACAAACACAAGTAAAGCTAAATCCAAATGATTTAGAAGATGTATTATGCACAGAGTGTGAAAATCAAACTTTCGAGCCAGTATTTTTATTTAAGAAGCTATCAGCAGTCTTGGCACCTTCTGGAAGAGATACGTTAGTACCTCTTCAGACTTACAAGTGTACTAAGTGTGGCCATATGAACGATGAGTTTTTACCAAAAGATCAGCCAGGTGCCTAAAAAAGATATTGTAAAGCATCCTGAACATTACACAAAAGGAATCGAGATGTGGGAGTATGCATATTCTCAAGGTCTCGATTTCTTTGAAGGTAATATCATTAAGTATGTTACAAGATGGAGACACAAAAATGGCATTGAAGATCTGCTTAAAGCTAGACAGTATCTTAACAAGTTAATTGAAAATAATTTAAAAATAAATGCAAAATAGTTTTTTTATCTCGGAAAATTTGCGTATATTAGTAGTATAAAACAACACAATATGGAACTCAAAACACCAAAAGACTTAGCTATAAAAGCCCGAATGATGGGTAAGAAGACTATATCATATAGTCAACTAAATATGTATAAAGGTTGCCCTTTACAATGGAAGCTCGCATACTTAGATGGTATCAAAGAGTTTACACCAAACATGTTTTTAGTTTTTGGAACGGCAATGCATGAAGTACTACAGACGTATCTAAGTATAATGTATAGCGAATCAATAGTAAATGCAGACAAATTAGATTTACATAAAATGCTTTATGATACAATGTCATCTGAGTACGCATCCCGCGTTAAAGAATTCGACAACAAACACTTCAGTTGCAAAGAGGAGATGGCTGAGTTTTACTCTGAAGGTGTAGAAATAATAGATTATTTTAAGCGCAAGCGAGGTGTTTATTTTTCTAAAAAAAATACTGAATTGGTAGGCATAGAAATGCCAATACTGTGTGATGTTGAAAATAGCACCAAGCTAATGATAATGGGATTTGCAGATTTAGTTATAAAGGAAGGTGATAGGTTGAAAATAATAGACATAAAAACATCTATATTTGGCTGGAGACCTAAGAAGAAAAAACAAGAAGGCGACCAGCTAAGGTTATATAAAAGATATTTTTCAAAACAATATGGTGTAGATGAAAGCCTTATAGATGTAGAATACTTTATAGTAAAACGCAAGCTTTATGACAATGTAGATTTTCCACAAAGGCGAATTCAAGTATATGCACCAGCTGCTGGAAAGCCTTCTATGAACAAAACAACAAAGCTTTTGTCTGAGTTTATTGGAAATGCATTTACACCAGATGGAAAGAAAAATAAAGCAGGCCACTATCCAGCATACAGAACAGGTTGCACATACTGTCCTTTCAAAAAGCGACATGATTTATGCAATCCAAAAGATAGAATAACTCCATGCGCATAGGCATAATTGGAAGTAGGGAGTATCAAAATTATAGAAAAGTAAAAGATGCAATATTCAATCTAAGGAATAAATTCAAAGGCGAAGTTATAATAGTTTCAGGTGGTTGTTTAGAAGGCGCTGACAGATTTGCAAAAAAATATGCTATAGAATTAGAATGTAAATATATAGAATTTAATCCGGCACATACCCCTAAAAACTTGTATTCTGCATTGCATGAAAATTACTATGGGAAATCTTACATGCCAAAGAATTTTTTTCATAGAAATAAAATGTTAGCAAAATATGTAGATTGTATAATAGCATTTATTCCAAAGAACACAAAATCAAGCGGCACAGAGCATACTATAAAAGAAGCTAAAAAAATGAATAAAAAAGTTGTTATTATTTCTTAAAAAAATATATAAGTATATATTTATATATTGAATCGATTAAACATTCTTTCGGTTTAGGAGAAATAGTTATGGTTAAACAAAAATTAACATCAGTAAAGGTTGACGAAGATTCTTGGAATGATTTTAAGAAAATGTCGATAGACGAAAAGATAACATTTAGACAATTGGTTAGAGTATCAATTGAAGAATTTATTAACAGTAAAAGTTTTAGAAATACAATAAAAGAAAAGGTTATAAAAAATGGCAAAAAAGAAAATACTATTATTATCAGATGATATTAGAATACACTCAGGTGTAGGAACTATGTCAAAAAGCTTTGTGCTAGGAACAGTAAAGAAATTTGACTGGGTCCAAATGGCAGGCGCAATAAAACATCCAGAAATGGGTAAGATTGCAGATTTAAGTGAAGATGTAAATAACACACAAAACATAACAGATGCATATGTAAAGCTATACCCTGTAAATGGTTATGGTGATCAGGATACACTAAGAACCATAATAGATATAGAAAAGCCAGATGCAATCATGCACTTTACAGATCCTAGATTTTGGGGTTGGCTATATGCTATGGAGCATGAGCTTAGACAAAGTATTCCAATTATGTATTATAACATTTGGGATGACTTACCTTATCCTCATTGGAATGAAAACGCATATGAGTCATGCGATGCTTTGATGGCAATATCAAAACAGACATACAATATTAACAGACAGGTTTGTCAGAGAAAGCCTAGAATTGAAGGGAAAGATTTGTTTTATGTTCAGCATGGTATAAACGAAGATGTATTTTACCCTATTTTAGGAAAAGATGAAGAATATGAAAAGTTTGCCAATGATGTAATACAAGGAAGAACTTTAGACTTTATTGCATTTTTCAATAGTAGAAATATTAGACGAAAAGGTATGTCCGATCTTGTATCTGCATTCGCTAGCTTTGTAAAAAAATTAGATATAAATGATTCTTCAGCTCTAATACTACACACAGATCCTGTAGATGAAAACGGTACAGATATGCCTGCGTTACTTGCTGGCTTGTACCCTAACCTAAATATTATATTTAGTACTCAAAAACTATCACCTATGCATATGAATTATATGTATAACATTGCAGATGTAACATGCAACCCTTCCTCAGCGGAAGGATTTGGATTATCACATATGGAATCTATGATGGCAGGAACTCCAACTATTGCAACTGTACTAGGAGGTCTTCAAGACCAGATGGGATTCAAGATAGATGGCAGAGAAATTACAACAGACGACTTCACAGCAGAAGTAGGAAGCAATAGTAATAAACAGCTATCTACAGAACATGGTGAGTGGACATATCCACTGTGGCCAAATCACAGCTTGCAAGGCTCGGTACCAACACCATATATTTATGATAGCAGACCAACAATAGAAGATATAACAAGTGGTTTAGAATTTTGGAAAAATCAATCTAAATCAGAAAGAATAAGAAAAGGTATATCAGGAAGGAACTGGGCTATCGAAAACAATTTTACAGAAAAAGGAATGAATGAAGCAATGAGCAGCGCTATACAGACATGCTTTGATAGCTTCGAACCAAAACAAAGTTATGAACTTATAGAAACCGATATGCCCAAACCGGTATATCCATCAGGAGTATTAAAATAATGAAACCAAATTTAATTATAAGTTGCCCAGCAACAAGCAGAAGTGGATATGGCGATCACTCAAGAGATTTGATTAGAAGTTTAATTAAAATAGACAAATACAATATAAAAGTTATGGACCAGATGTGGGGAGCCTGTCCTAAAGACCAATTAGGTGATAGCGATAGAGATATATCTTCGCTTATTATGGCCAAGACAGAATCGCAAGATATGCAACAGCCTGATATCTGGATTCAAGTGACAGTGCCAAATGAGTTTCAACCTGTAGGTAAATATAATATAGGAATCACAGCAGGTATAGAGACAACTCTGTGCGATTCTGAATGGATATTAGGTTGTAATAGAATGGATCAGGTTATCGTTCCATCTGAACATTCTAAATATATATTTCAATCAATGAAATATAAAGGACAGGACCCGCAGACTAAGGAATCTATGCCTGATTTAGCATTGAACTCTAATATAGATGTTTTGATGGAAGGTCTTGATATGGAATTTTTCAATAAAACAAAAAACATACCTGAAACAATTGATAATACGTTAAATTCTATTAAAGAAGATTTTTGTTTTTTATTCTGTGGCCACTGGCTTAACGGTGGGATGGGACATGATAGAAAAGATGTAGGTATGACAATAAGAGTTTTCTTAGAAACATTTAAGGATAAAGCTAAGAAAAACATGCCAGCACTTATATTAAAAACATCAGGTGCAGGGTTTTCACTTACTGAAAGGGAAGGCCTTTTGCAAAAAATAAGCCAAATAAAGCAATCTATGGGCCCTGTTGGAGATACACCTAGTATATATTTACTGCATGGTGATTTGTCAAAAGAAGAATTAAATGGTTTATATAATCACTCAAAAGTAAAAGCAA